CCTACAGCTATCATCAGCTCATAGACTTACGACCTCGCTTGAAACTTTTAGGCAGATGGTGTCGCTAATTGAGGGTAATGATAAATTAGCAAGTGAAGTAAAAAAGATTAGATGGCAACATGGTGCTGAGGAAATGGAATTAAAGGGCGGTCGCAGGTTTGTGGTAAAAGCAGCCAACAATGCTTCCAGAGGTATCTCTGCTCCATCTACGATCCATCTTGATGAGCTTAGAGAATATAAGGATGAGGATGCTTGGTCATCTATGCGATATACCATGATGAGTTCGAAAAATCCACAAGTTTGGATTTACAGCAATGCAGGTGATCAGCATTCTGTAATCCTTAATAAACTAAGGGAGCGTGCATTAGCAGCCAGCACAAATCCTTTAGACACGATAGGTTGGTTTGAATGGAGTGCCGAACCTGATTCGCCAATTACCCTTCCGTCGGGTGAAATCAATTGGCCAGCATTCGCTCAAGCCAACCCATCGCTTGGAACTACAATCCATCCAGATAACTTAAAAGCGGTTATTAATGATCCGCCTGATATTGTAAAAACCGAAGTATTGTGTTTATGGGTAGATACAATAAACTCAGCTATTGATGTTCAAAAATGGAATTTATGCCAGACTGACCCAATACCATTAGACCCTGACAAAGAAACTTGGTTTGGATTAGATTTAAGTCCAGATCGTAAATTTGGTGCATTAGTGGCTACTCAGAAATTACCAGGAGAAAAATTCAATTTAGTTTTACTCCATACATGGTCAAATGATTATTCAATTAACGATTTAGCGGTTGCAAACGATATTGCACCTTATGTTAGAAAATATAATGTTCAGACTGTTGCTTATTCCAAAAGGACTGCACAAGCCGTCGCAAGCCGGTTAGTTCCTGCTGGAATTCCCATTACAGACATGGATGGGGCGATATACGCTGAATCATGCGATCGATGGTTAGGCGCAATCAATTCCCATCGATTACAGCATGGGGGTCAAGAGGAATTGACTCAGCAAACACTATCCGCTGCGAAACTGCCCTATGGGGATGGGTCATGGATCATCGGTAGGAGAGCAAGTAGAGTCGCAGTTTGTGCAGCTGTGGCATCTGCTTTAGCAACATATTTTGCAACACAGGTAGAAACGGAAGTTGATATTCAAATAGCGTAATTTGTTGACTTTATGGTATATTATATGCTAATGGGATTATTTGATAGATTTAGAGCAACGCAAGAAAATCCAGTTGATGTAGCTGCATCACTCTCACCTTACAACGCTCAACAATTAGTTGGCGGAATTTTATTTGGAACTACAACTGCAACACGTGAACAATACATGGCGATTCCTGCCGGAGCGCGTGCAAGAAATATAATTTGTTCAACAGTCGGATCTTTACCAATTGAACAATATAATCATTTTACAAATGAACACATAAGACCAAACCGAGTAATTATGCAACCAGATCCAAGAGTTGCAGGATCAGCAATTTATTCATGGATCGCTGAGGATCTTTTACTTTATGGTGTTGCTTATGGAATGGTAATGGATGCTTATGCAGCCACAGATGCTTCAAGAATTAGAGCATGGACAAGAATTGCTCCGGGTCGAGTATTTGCTTCATTAAATGGTAACTCAACAGAGATTGAGTATTACACAGTTGATGGCAAGCGAGTGCCACCATACGGATTAGGTTCGCTAATTGTATTTAATGGATTAGATGAAGGAATACTTAATCGAGCAGGTCGCACAATCAAAGCTGCTGCATCATTAGAGCAAGCTGCTGAAATGTATGCAAAAGAGCCTATGCCACAAATGGTGTTAAAGTCAAATGGCACAAATTTAACTCCAGAGCGAATCACAAAATTATTAGAATCATGGAAAATATCAAGATCAACAAGATCAACTGCATTCTTAAATGCCGATGTTGAATTACAGGCTTTAGGATTTGATCCTGCCAAACTTCAACTCAATGAAGCTCGTCAATACTTAGCTCTAGAAATTGCCAGAGCATCCGGTATTCCAGCATCATTTGTATCTGCTGAAACTACCAGCATGACTTATTCAAACATGACAGCAGAAAGAAAAGCACTTATTGATTTTTCATTACGACCAATCCTTACTGCAATTGAGCAAAGACTATCTCAAGCCGATTTCTGCCCTAACGGAATTGAAACTCGATTTGACATTGATGATTTCTTGCGTGGTTCAGCATTAGAGCGAGCGCAAGTTTATGAAATCCTAAACCGCATTGGCGCGATGAGCGTTGAGCAAATCCAAGAGGAAGAAGACCTGATCCGATGAAAATTAATTTCCCAATAACACTAACCGCAGCCGATAGCAAAAGGCGTACCTTAACTGGTCGCATTGTAATCTGGGATGAAAAAGGTTTTACCAGCGCAGGTGCAACAGTATTTGAAAAAGATAGCATTGATTTCTCAAAGCCAATTAAATTATTACTTGAGCATGATCGCACTCGACCAATTGGAAAAATGATCGATGTTACAGCTGACGATCAAGGCATTGAGGCAACCTTTAAAGTCGCAGCAACTATTGCTGGCGATGATTCTTTATTAGAAGCAGCTGAAGGTTTAAGAGATGGATTTAGCGTTGGTGTAAAAATCAACGAATGGAAAAATGAGGAAGGCGTGTTACGCATTCAAGCAAGTTCCTTGCAAGAGGTTTCACTAGTAACCGAGCCAGCAATTGATTCTGCAAGAGTGGCTGAAGTTGCTGCAAGTGAAACACCAGAGAATTCCGAAGCAACCGCTGAGGATACAACAACACAGGAGGACAAAGTGTCAGAGATTACATCTGAAGCTCCTATCGCGACCGAAGCGGTAGAAGCGGCACAAGCTCCAGTTGTAACTGCTCAATACATGGCATACACAAAGCCACGCATTGACACAAATGTTACAGCAGGACAATATCTAAATGCACAGGTTAAAGCATTGGCTGGAGATACCGATGCACGCGATCTAGTTGCAGCATTACAAATTGCAACAGTTTCAGAAAACACAGGAACTGTTCCACCAAATTACCTACGCGATGTAATTGGCGTAATTGATTCATCTCGCCCATTTATCGATTCAATCGAGCGCGCTCCACTTCCAGCATCAGGAATGAAAATTTTTACTCCAAAATTGGGAACTCAAGCAACAACAGCATTAACTGCTGAAGGTGTAGAGTTTTCATCAACTGATACAGCTGTAACATTCCAAGAGGACACAGTTGTTAAATTTGCAGGAGCAAACATTGTAAATGTTGAGTTGTTTGATCGTTCAGACCCATCATTTGCAGATTTATTAGTTCGCGAGTTAGCTGCATCTTATGCACAAAAGACAGATGCTTATGCTGCAACAATCGCAGCTGATGGTTCAGATACTTCATCTGGAACATCACTTTACAAAGCAATTGCACAAGGTATTGCTGATTCTTATGGCGTTATGCGCTTCACACCAAACCGCCTATTAGTTGCAACATCAGGTGGATATGAGAATGTTGATTTTGCAAACATTCTTGGTGCAGTAGATGGTTCAAACCGACCATTATTTGCAGCTGGTGGATCATTACAAAATGCTGGTGGTCTAGTAACTCAAGGATCAACAAACGGAACAGTTGCTGGTCTTGACCTAGTTGTAGATCCAAACTACACAGGTAACACCGCTGGAACAAAGGTTGCAATGGTATATCCATCAGCAGCTATGAGATTCCATGAGTCAGGCACAATTGAACTTCGTGCCAATGTTGTAGCCAATGGCCGTATTGAAATCGGTCTATACGGATATGTTTGTGTAGTTAATCGCTACCCAACAGCATTCCGTAAATTGGATGCAATAGCTTAATTTAACTGAGTGCCTGGGGTTGCTCCCGATCTCAGGCATCCTTTAATGGGAGTAAGGAGATGACATGCCAAGTATAATTACAGCCACCGAGTTGCGATCTGTGCTTGGTGTGTCATCATCTTTGTATAACGATGCTTATTTAGACGGAATTATCGACACAGCAGAAAACACAATTCTGCCAATGTTAGTTACATTCAAAAGCGCAGTTCAAAAAACAGTTTTACAAGATAATGTTGCCACATTTACAACAGTTGGCGTGCACGAATTTACCGAAGGCCAATCGGTAGTTATTGCTGGTTGCTTGAGTCCATATAACGGAACTCGCACAGTATTAGCAGATAATCTTGGCGACTATACTTTTTCAGCTAGTATCACAAACGCAGATATTATTGAAGCAAATGTTATTCCAAGCGGAAGTGCCACATTAACAGGCGCATCAACTTATGTTGGAAATCAATCAGTTAAATCAGCAGTTTTTACAATTTCAGTTGAAGTATTCCAATCTAGAGTTGCAGCCGGTGGCCAAATCGAAGGCGTTGATTTTACAGCCACTCCATACAGAATGGGTCGATCACTTTATTCAAGAGTAATTGGAATTTTAGGGCCTTATGTAGATGTTGAAGGTATTTGTCAATAATGCCACCATCCACAATTCTTTCATCGGTTAGACAACCACTTGCAACCGCGTTAGCAGGCGTGGCTGGAAATGTTTACGCATTTGTGCCAGAGTCGGTAATTCCACCAGCTGTGGTATGCGTTCCGGATTCACCATATCTTGAAATTGAAACAATTGGCAAAAGCCGAATAAGAACTAGAATTAATATGACCATTACAGCCGTGGTTGCTTACAATAGTAATCCAGCATCACTCGACAATATCGAGCAATTAATAATGAGCATTCTGGCAGTTATCCCAAATGGATATATTGTCGGAGAGGTCGAAAGACCAACTGTAACCACTATTGGTGCATCAACAATGTTGATCGCTGATATAAGAGTTTCAACCTACTATGAACAAACAATCTAAGGAGTCAAAGTGCCTACCACAGTAATCACGGGCAGAGATGTTACCTTCACAATCGGTGGTAACACTTTCGATGCTCAAGCAACAAGCGCAATTTTAACAGGAACAACTAATCGCCAAACATACGAAACTTTAGATGGCAAAGCCTACAAAGTAATCGATAATGATTTCACACTAGCTGTTGAAATGTTAGCAGACTGGGGCGTATCAGGATCTCTATGCGAGATTCTATGGGGCGTTACAGAGTCAGCACCAAACACAGGAATCAGCACAGTATTCACAGCTGCATCAGGCGCAGTATTTACATTCCAAGTGCTACCATCATGGCCATCAGCCGGTGGTGCAGGAAATGATGCACAGACTGTATCTTTAACATTCCAAGTAATTGGAGTGCCAGCAGAAAACTTCGCTTAACAATTAGAAACGGGAGCACTAATGAAGTTACCAATCACAATTGAATACACCTCAGGCGAGCAAGCCACTTATGTAGCCCAACCGCCTGAGTGGGCAAAATGGGAACGAGATCGAGGCGTTACAATCAGCCAAGCCCAAGAAAAAATGGGCATATCTGATTTAATGTTTTTGGCCTATCATGCACACAAAAGAGAAGCTGCTGGAAAGCCAGTCAAATCTTATGATGTATGGAGCGAAACTGTTGCAGATGTAATAGTCGGTGATGCAAACCCAAAAGCCACCCAGCAGGAAGCCTAAATCGTTTATTGATTCAGTTGGCGATAGCCACACAGATTCCAATGAGTGAATGGGTTGATGCAGACGACATATACACAGCGATAGAGATATTGGAGCAGAGGAATGGCAAGTGAAACAATCGCCTATAATAAAAAAGATCTGCGCGATATCTATAAAGCATTTAAACTTATGGATGACCAAGCAACAGAGGAAGCACGCCGCCAATCTGCTGCTCTGGCGTATTTTGCATCTCAGGAAATTAAACAAGCAGCTGCAACTCGAACAAAATCTGGAAAGGTTGCGCAAAGAGTCGCGGATGGCGTTAGCATCAGTAAATCGAGCAAGATCGGTGAATTCAGTTATGGATTCGCACGCCAAAAATTTTCAGGTGGTGCTACTACACAAACCCTATGGGGTGGCGTTGAGTTTGGTTCAAATAAATTCAAACAGTTCCCTACATATTCTGGAAGGCAAGGTCGTGGATCTCGCGGATGGTTCATTTATCCAACCCTTCGCAGAATTCAGCCTGAATTGATTAATAAGTGGGAACAGAGCTTTGATCGCATCATTAAGGAATGGGTCTAATGGCAACCGGTAATCGCACACTTAAACTCTCAATCCTTGCCGATGTCGATGATCTTAAAAAGAAGTTAGGCGAAGCCGACAAGGTAGTCGAAACAAACTCAAGCAAGATAAGTGAGTTTGGAAAGAAGGCTGCTGCTGCATTTGCCGTAGCTGCTGCTGCTGCCGTTGCCTATGCAGGCAAATTAGCCATTGATGGGGTCAAATCCGCCATTGAGGATGAGCAGGCACAGTTAAGGTTAGCTGCTGCATTAAGAACTGCCACAGGGGCAACAGACGGCCAAATTCAGGCAACT